TAGAGTACAAAGGCATAAGCGCTTAAACCATCATCCAGCTTTGGCTACCGAATGCGATGCGGTAGGTCTGCCATTGGAGAACGTTTCTAATTACTGGTTTAAAGGTAAGCAGTATTCTATACACGTTAAAGGCGAGAAAGGTAAAAGCTACGAAGAGATTCGCGATGAGATAGTAATATCAATGAACGAGCATTCGCCTAAATATGAAACGATTATCCGTAGTAATATTGTAGACGGCCATTTGTTAGTTGTTGATCCTGCGGACATTCACATAGGCAAACTTGCTAGTTCATTTGAAACTGGCGAGGATTACAATTCACAGATTGCAGTTCAACGAGTACTGGAAGGAGTTCGTGGAGTTATTCAAAAAGCTTCTGGATTTAATATTGACAAGGTTCTATTTATCGGAGGCAATGACATTCTGCACATTGATACTCCTAAGCGCCAGACTACTAGCGGAACTCCGCAGGATACAGACGGAATGTGGTATGAAAGTTTCCTTATCGCAAAACAATTGTATGTAGAGGTTTTGGAACTACTTATGCAAATCGCAGATGTTCACTTTGTCTTTAATCCTTCAAATCACGATTATACAAATGGCTTCTTTTTGGCAGATGTCATTCAGAGCTGGTTTAGAAATTCGCCAAACATTACATTCGATTGTTCGATTGCGCATCGTAAGTATTACATTTATGGAAGCAATTTAATAGGCACAACGCATGGAGATGGAGCAAAGCCACAAGACTTACCTTTACTTATGGCGCAAGAGTCTCCAAAGCATTGGTCTGATACTAAGCACCGCTACGTTTATAGCCATCACTTGCATCATAAGATTAGCAAAGATTATATCGGAGTTACGGTTGAAAGCTTACGATCTCCAAGCGGAACGGATTCATGGCATCACAGAAACGCTTACCAGCATGCGACCAAAGCGGTAGAAGGATTTATCCATCACAAAGAATTTGGTCAAGTCGCTAGGCTTTCACATATTTTTTGATAGCTTTGTTTTTGTTTTCATAATTTTTATAGGTTTAGGTTTAGTAAAGAAAGCCATTGGATTTTATCTGGTGGCTTTTTTGTTGTGCAAATAAAAGGTTATTTGTTAGGCAAATATTAGAGTATTATTTAAAAATAAATTAAAAAAAGTTTTTTTATTACAAATTAAGTATTACCTTTGACATATCGAAAGCAACGAAGCAATCGAAAAACCTAAACAAAATGGAAAATTCAATAGTAGGCTTTGGGGTTTATTACGCTCCAACAAAAGAAGGTAAATTATTTGCAGGATTAAAACACGAATTAATGGCTTGTTTTAAATATCAAATTGATGCCCTTAAATACCAATATGAATTGGAACAATCAGGTAATTTAGATGAATTGCATTCGGGATATGTTGTATTTTCTATGAAATGGATTCCTAAAGGTTGGGAAATACATTATTAATAATTGCCGAGCCAGAGCGGATTCTCTGGCAATCTTAAACCTTACCAAAATGAAAAAGCAAGAAAGATTATCGTATTTACTACAAACAAAGCCATTGATTACAAATGCAATTGATGCCGAAAGCGTTACACGAGAATTGTGCATTCTTATTAATGGAAAACACAATAGCCAATGGTGTGTTGATTTTTTTACAATGAATTTCCCTAGAATGATTAAATGTAAAATGGCTAAAATTTTATTAGGTCAAGAAGAAAAAACACAAGCCTATTATTATCAGCCAAATAAATTTTAATAAAACCCGAGCCAGAGCGGATTCTCTGGCAATCTTAAACCTTACCAAAATGAAAAACATTATCACTCTTTTAATCGGAGATTTCAGCAAGGCTGACATTATCCCATTCGCAAAGCAAGTAGCTTTCTTGGCATTAGCAATCGCGTTTTATTCCATCTTATCATGAAGACGATCAAGGCGCAATTTAAAGACGATGCTGGGTACTATACTATGACCTGGTCGTACAATCCTCAGCTTTGGGAAGTCAAGGATTTAATTAAAAACGAAACAAGTAAATCTAAATCTAAATTTGTCCAAATACTAAAATGAAAAACCTAATTAAAAGTCTGTCGGACTTTCAAAACGACTGCCCTATTATCCACAAGGATACGAAAGGCCATAACTACACCTACGCAGATTTGCCACAAATCTTTAGCGTAATTAATCCGCTACTTAAAAAGCACAAGCTTTGCTTTACTCAGCTCCTTGAAAACGATGGCATAAGAACTATCCTTTTTCATGTAGAAAGCGGAGAGCAACTTGAAAGCTTCACGGAAATACCAAAGGTAAAACTAGGAAGCATGAACGATTACCAAGCTTACGGTTCGGGTGTTACTTACTTCCGCAGATACTGCCTATCGGCTATTCTTGGATTGGTTACAGACAAAGACACGGATGCTTCAGGTACTCAAGTAAAAGCGCCAGAATTTACTCCAGAATTATTAGACTTGTGCCACAATGGAAAGGACTTAGAAAACCTTTATGCCAAGTATAAATCAGCATTAACAGAATCGGACATTAAATTATTCACAACTCGTAAACTACAACTAACAAAGTAATGGAAAAGCAAGAAAAAGTATTCGCAGATGGTTTTATTTTCAAACGTTCGGACAATGCTCCGGACTGGGTGGTCGGTAATATGTCGGTCAAAGTAGAGGATGCAATCGCATTCCTGCAAGCAAACTCTAAGAATGGCTGGGTTAACTTAAAGATTAACTCGGCTAAGTCAGGCAAGTACTACATGGAATTAGATACTTGGGAGAAGGTAAGCGCTCCAGTACGGGAAATTAATCCGATGTCAATGGCGATTGATAATGAAAGACACATGCAAGAAGTTCGTAATTCAAAGTCTGATCTTCCGTTTTGATATGACTAGCCAAGAGATAGCAGAATTTGAGTTTATGCGTATCAGCTTACGCATGATCCTTAACGGTAGCAAAGAAGGATTCGAAGCATACCAGCAAGTGGTGGCCAAGCATTTAGCCAAAGAGGTAGAGCTTGGAAGAATAAGCGAAGACCTTAGAGATTATCTAACTAAAAAGCAAATCGGAAATGAAGCCAGCTAACTATATATTTACTTACCGGTCTCACTTAAATTATCGTACTTTCTGGCAAAGGCATTACTGCGAAACACCAGAAGACATTGTAAGACTGCGAGAAAAGATAGGACGAGATCACGGCCAAGTAGAAGAGATAGAAGAGGAATTAAACGAAGAAGAAAATGAAGATTAAAAAATTAAATTTATATCAAGAGGTGGCTGACAACCTAAACAAAAAGGGAGTCATGCCATTCTCGGCCAGACAATGGTCGATGCCATTAGTGCAGTCAGTAGTTTATGGCAAAGTGAAAAACGAGGAAGTAATGGACGAGGTAAAATTAGTTATGGAATCTAAACAACTTAACAATGAGCTTTCAAGGTAAATCAAAAAGGCATTACGATGCCGCAGAGTTTATGGCTTTCATAGGAGTCATAGGCGCTGGAGTAAGCATACTTGTTTATTTAATATTTGTATTTTTATTTTTTAACAAATGAAAGATTTAACATTTAACGAGTGGCAAGAAAACTTGTCCAAGCAATTAGAACTTAATTATAAAAAACTAAACTTAATAAGAAATGAGAAGCTTTATAAAATATCACGAAGAGAATCCAATGGTCTACGAATCATTCAAGAAGTACGCGTTTCAGCTAATAAATAGAGGCTACAAGCGTATCGGTGCCAAACAGATTTTTGAAGTCATTAGATGGCATTCAATGGTATCTGGGAATGACAAATACAAAGTAAATAATTCTTTTACGGCAGACTACGCTCGTAAGTTTGAGAAAGATTTCCCAGATCATTTCGGAATATTCTCGAAAAGACTTTGTAAATCTGACAATTAGTTTTATATTGCAATCGTAATCGCCTCACTACATTATAGCGATTTAAAGAATTAAGTGCCTTGTATTGATATTGGAAGTAGTGAGCCAATTGATTTATGAGGCATTTTTATTTTAAAATATTATCATGGAAGTTAACTTATTTGTAAGAACAATTGACGGTCGTAGTCCAAACAAATCGGCCTATTATTTTGCACTTGGTAGAATCTATTTAGATTTAGCTCGCAAAAATTTAAATACAGAATTTGAATTTAATTTAAATGAAACTGATTTTTTAGTAACTCTCGATTCTTACGATTTAATCGAAGCTAAAATCTCATTTACAATTGAGTGCTAATGGATATTTATTCACTATCTCGTAACTACTGGGATTACTCTTTTGAGAACCCAGATAAGTTAAAACCAAATCATGCAGCTATTTATTTTTTTGCTATTGAGCATTGCAATAGATTAGGATGGAAGGATAAGTTTGGCTTACCTACTACTATGGTAATGGAAGCAGTAGGTATTAAAAATTACAAAACTTATCATTCTGCTTTATTAGATTTAGTAGAAATTGGTTTTATTAAATTGGTAGAAAAATCAAAAAACCAGTACTCTGCGAATGTAATTGCTCTAGTAAATTTTACCAAAGCAAACACCAAAGCACTTGGCAAAGCATTGTCGAAGCACGACACAAAGCACATGCCAAAGCAAGTCCAAAGCACTGCTAGTATAGATATACTTGTTTACTTTAATACTATTTTACCTAATTACCAATATACAGATTTTAGGATTGAAGAAATAAAAAAATGGATTTCTTATAAAATAGAAAAGAAAGAAAAATATACTAAATTGGGATTCGAAGCTTTCTTAAAAAAATGGGAAGAATGTAATGACCAAGAATTTTCGGAAATGATTTCTTCGGCTATGGCTGGAAACTGGAAAGGATTATTTAAACCTAAAAAAGAATACAATGGAAATTCAAACGACAAACCAAAGGGAACTAGCCACGACAGAATGGAAGCACTCAGAAATTGGTAAAGGTCTAGGCATCCAGATACTTTCAGCTCAAAATGGTTTAGCAATTAGAAAGCAAAACGAGGAAGACCTAAAGCAAGTTCTTCGCTATGTAATGATTCTTGTAGGACTGCGGGGAAACAACCTACCAACGGACGAAGAAAAGCTAGTCTTAATAAATTTTATAAAGACAAACTTTGCAAATCAGACAATTGCAGAAATTAAGTTAGCTTTCGAGCTTGCAGTTGCTGGAAGGTTTAGCGTAGATGTAAAGACTTACGAGAACTTTTCATGCGAATACTTTGCTAGAATTGTAAACGCTTACCTAGATTATGCAAGAACTGAGACAAGAGCAATACCAAAGCAAGAAGAACCTGCCAAGCCTAAGCCTTGTGATAGCGTTTTAAAGACTCAAAGCATTGAAACTGCAAATATGTACGCGCAAGAAATTTGGAAGGCGCAGAAGGCAAAGAAAGAGTTTGTCTGGATTGCTGGAGGTTTGCATATTCTCTACGATTATCTAAGTGAGTTTGGCATTTACACAACTCCGGTAGAAGACAAGCTAAGGATTGCTGAGAAGTTTAAGCATTTGCAAGGCGAAGAATTTAAGGTAGCTTGCAAGACTAAGGCTTACAAAGAGTTTATTAATGACCTTGTTAATTTTGAATCAGAGATTGACAAGGATGGAAAGATTAAACCGATAGAAAATTAGACACTAAAAAAATGATAAAGACAATCAAACTACTAACGTTCATCGTTACTATAATTTGCACCGGTTTAGTAATTTACAATTTACTAACCAAAGAGGTAAAGAAAATCGAACAACGCTTTGTTTTAAAATCAAACAAGCCAATCTTTGAAATGGAAGTAGACAGAGATTACTGGAATCAAAAACTAGAACCGGGCAGATATACAAAGAGTGGAATTTTAATCATAAAGCAAAATGGAAACTAAACAAACAGCAGTAGAGTGGCTAGTAGAAAAAATGAGTCAATATAATTTTGAAATGGAAGTTGTAAGGGATAAATATATTCCAGAAGCAATACAAATGGAGAAAGAGCAGATAATGAATGCATTTGATTCTGGGTATTTTAATTACGAAGTATTATTTCACGATAATGCAGAAGAATATTTTAAGGAAACTTATTAACAATGATAAACTTTACTATCTACGGCCAAGTGCCTAGTAAATCTAACGGCTATCGTATTGGCAATAATCGGCTTTACAAGTCTAAGCCATTACTCCAGTACGAAGAGAGCTTTAGGTTGCAAACGCTAACGATAAGAGAAACCATAAGCGTAGAGTTTGGAATTAATATTATTGTTTACTTTCAGTCTAATCGGTCAGACCTAGACAACGCAGCAAAGGTTATTTTAGATTGCTTACAGAGCTGCGGTATTATAGCCAACGATCGGTTATGCGTTAGGCTATTTATGACAAAGAACATAGACAAATTAAATCCAAGAATTGAAATTTTTATTTATAATTAAATCTAAGAATTGAAATTTTTACATGAGGATTCCGGACAATTACCAGAGAGCTATTGATTGGATTGATGCACAAAGCATAGAACCAAACACAGAGCTTGACTTAGGCAACGGAATATTTATAAACGATTTAGCTAAGAGCTTGCAAACCAATAGAGAAAGATTATTATATTGCGAGGGATACTTGCAGTTACTTAGCTTCCTAAAAGTAAAAATGATTAAAGATAAACTAAACCAATCAAAATGAAAAAGCTTACAGACAAAGAAACATTTGTAATTTACGCAGGATTAACCAACGCGTTAGTAGATCATATTGAGAATGACTTCCGTCAATCCGTTTACAATAAGCAATCGCTAAAATTTAAAAGCCAGAACTTATTAAAAGAATTGGTAACGATAACCGATAAGCTTTACGAAAAAGGTTCTTATGGCGATGCAGTAGACCAGCACGTTATGGCTGGGGATGTAATGCTAAAGTTTTTTAAGCTAGGAATGATAATGGCTGACATGGATGAAGTAAGACACGAAGGACTTAATACTCAGCTAAATATATTGCTTAAATCTTACGGCTTAGATATTGATTTTTAGGAAGTTAGCATTGATTATTAAAAAAATGTTTATAGATTTATATGACAAATAATTTAAACAAAAAAAATCATGGCAAAATTTGTAAAGATTACAACAAGAAACGAAGACGGCGGTATTGTAAGAAGATGGATTAATCAAGAGGAAATTGAACAATTATCTCAGAATATTCAGCAGCAAGGAGACAATGAAGGCACTTGCAAGTTTGTTGGTGGTTCAGTTATTCAGCTTATTACATTTAACGAAACACTAGATTCTTTAAACTAAATGGAAGAGTTTGTCGAAAAGGTTTGGGACGATATGCCGATAATCATTGAGGACATACCGGAACCAATAAAAGTAGAATTAGTTAATTCGCCTTTACATTATCAAGGCAATCGCTTTGAGGTTATTGACATTATCGATGACTTTAATTTGAGCTTTAATACTGGAAACGCAATAAAGTATATTTTGAGAGCCGATAAGAAGGGAAACCAAAAACAAGATCTGCTAAAAGCCATTTGGTACTTGGAGCATGAGCTTAATAAACTGAATGGATAGATTAATTATTGAAGCCATTTTCGTAGCTATTGCGGAAGTGGCTTTTATTGTTTTTATGATTTACATGATTATTCAAAAATCTAAAGAACGATGAACGTAAAAACTCGAAGCGAACTAATTGCAGAGCTTTATGAAAGTAAAGAGATAGCCTCCGCGCTAAGAAAGATGCAACCAGCTTCACTAAGAGATGAACTAAGGCAAGAGATGTTTGTTAGCCTTTGCTCAATAACAGACGAGAAGTTCTGGAGCATTTATAACAACAATGGCTTGGGTGGTTTAAAGTTCTGGCTAGTTAGGTGCATGTTAAATATGATTTATTCGACTTCGATGAATCAGCCATTTTTTAGGAACTTCCGCGCTAAGTACGAAAGCATTGAAGGCTTTGAAAACCTAGCAGATGTACAAGACAATTCTAAGGAAGGCAAAGAATTGCTATTTATCAAAGTAGAAGAAAATCGTAAATCGCTTTCTTGGTACGAGGATAGAATGCTAGAGGCTTGGATAGATTTAGGATTTAATCAGACAGAGGTATCACGAAAAACTAAGATACCTTATCAAAGCGTAGTCAAGGCGATTACGATAATCAGAAAAAAGCTAAGAGATGACAGATAATTTAAAACCATACGAGAGAGCAGAGTACCTAGTCAATCAAGGTATTTACTTTACCGGTAACAAGGATAAGGCTAAGGAATTTGCTTTGTTTATTTGTCAAGTAGTCAAAGACCAGAAGCTTAAAATTGACGATCGTTTTTACTGGGAGTTAGTAGTAGAAGAAATTTATAACACATGATAATAATAGCCGCGATTGCATTTGCAGTATTTGTAAACATGACAAACCTGCACAAAAGTTTTTATTTAAACTTTAAGCCATTTAATTGCGTACCTTGTCTTAGCACTTGGTCGGCAATGATTATGTTTTTGATGCCAGACAATCTAGTAAGCTTCATCGCTTCTATCTTTGTAGCTGGTGTAGTAGGCGGAGTTATTTACAGATTACTTTTAAAACTATGACAAGCGAAGACATTAAATTCTTAGAGGAGCATATCATTAACTTCGAAGCGGTCAAGCTTGGATTTAGTAGACATATTGACTTTCCGATATTAGACGAATATACTAGGATTTACCAACGCAACTTAGATGCACAATTTGTACTAAACGCATGGTGTGGCGCTTGCGTGTTTGACTTACTTAAAAGATTATCTGCGCATTACGATGGCATTAAGTTCATGGAAAAGCGCAACGCATTACAACCAACCGAAACGAATGAGCAACCAATTAAGAATACTAGGAAGCGGAAGCAGGCATAGCGGAGTCACATACCATCGAATAGCTTTACCTTTGTCTACAATGGAAAAGCAGTATGCGCTAATAACCGATACTCCAACCGAAGAAATGATTAAGGAGAAGGATATAAATATCTTTCTTGTCAATCGGTTTTGCGAGACTGAGAGCTTGATTAAAATCCTAGAATGGAAGCAGAAGTATGGCTTTAAATTGGTAGTAGATATTGACGACTACTGGGAACTATTTACTCAGCATTTATCATATTCCAATTACCGGTTAAATGGAATAGGTAAAATTATCCAATCCTACATTAAGCATGCAGACCTAGTTACTTGTACTCATTCGAGGCTATGGGCAGAGATAATTAAGATTAACAAAAACTGCAAAGTAATACCTAACGCTTTGCCATTTGATAAAGACCAGTTTACGATTGTAAAGATTCCGCATGACAAGGTAACCATTGCGCATACTGGAAGCATTACTCATTATCCAGACATTAAGCAACTTAAAGCACCGATTTATGCTTTGTCAAAAGATAAGCGATTTGCGGCAAATACGAGGATGCTACTTTGCGGATGGAATGAATTTAACAAATGGCATTGGGACGAGATGGCAAATATCTACACGGCCAACGAAAAGCTAGAATATAAAATACTTGAGAGCTTACCGGTAGACCTTTATATGAACCATTACGCGGAGGCCGACATACTTGTAACTCCTTTGCTTGATAATAGATTTAATAAGCTAAAGTCAAATCTAAAGGCATTGGAAGCTGGCGCAAAGAACATTCCGATAATGGCAATGAACCGCGATCCTTACGCAGACATTCCGACCATATTTCCAGTTACAAATTGGGAGAAAGATTTAAGACGGATGGCAGAGAGCAAGGATATGCGAGAAGACTACGGTTTAAGTAATGGCGAATATGTTAGAAAGCATTACGATTTATTTCGCCACAACATAGCTAGAACGGCTATTTATAATAAACTATTAAGGTAATGCCAGTAATTAAATGCAGTAACGGAAAGTACAGAATCGGTGGAGGCGCTTGCGTCTATGACACAGAAGAAAAAGCTACGGAAGTTTGGCAAGCAATCCTTGCAAGTGGCCAATTTGCAGATACCTATAATGACTATCCAGAAGCTGCGGTAAACAACGCAAGGCGAGCGGTAGAATATGCTAGTAAGAATGGCTGGGGAGATTGTGGTACACCAGTAGGAAAAGCAAGAGCAAACCAATTAGCAAAGCGCGAAAATATAACAAGAGATACGATTGCTCGAATGGCTTCATTTAAAAGGCATCAACAATACAAAGATGTTCCTTACGATGAAGGATGCGGAGGCTTGATGTGGGATGCTTGGGGCGGAACGGAAGGAATAGAGTGGGCAATAAGAAAACTAGAGCAAATTGATAATGCAAGCAACTGACAAAGAGTTTTTCGAGCATGAGATTCATAACGGAATTACTCCAGAGAATCCAGAGTATTTTATGCTAATGGATGGGACGGCAAACATTATTAAAAACTACGCGCGTAATTTTATTGAGATTGGTGCCGGACTTGGAACGCTAGGCGAATGCCTAATCCACAAAGGATGCGACTACTACGGAATCGAACCGAACAAATATCATAGGGACTTTGCAAAGACTAGAGGAGTTGAGCTGCACGATCTAGGAAACTATCCTACGCATACGCAAATGATAGTAAGCATAGAAGTTTTGGAGCATTGCACAGACGAGCAGATAAATGAATACTTAGAAACTATTACGGCTGACTACTTTCTACTATCCTCAACTCCTTACACTACGACTCCAGAGTTCGATTCTTGGTGGGGACATATAAATATAAAGCAAGTAGACGAATGGATAGCTTTCTTTGATGAGTACGGATATTCGGTTCATAAGCGTTTAACAATTCCAACAGAGTGGACAATACTATTTAAAAAATAAAACATGCAACCAAGCTTAACCAAGATTACTGACATTAAATTAAATCCTAATAATCCAAGATTAATAAAGGACGATAAATTTAAAAAATTAGTGCAATCCGTAAAGGATTTCCCTGAGATGCTCAACATTCGGCCAATAGTTGTAAACAAGGATATGATTATTCTTGGTGGCAATATGAGGTTTAGAGCTTGTAAAGAGGCAGGCATTAAAGAGATACCAGTTATTGTCGCTGATTTATCAGAGGACAAACAGAGAGAATTTCTTATCAAGGATAATACAAGCGGAGGCGAATGGGACTGGGATATGATTGCCAACGAATGGGATAGCGAAGAGCTTGAGGCTTGGGGATTAGATTTGCCAGTATTTGATATAAAAGACGAAGGAACTGCCGAAGAAGATAATTACGAAGTACCTGATGAAATTAAAACGGATATAGTTTTAGGAGATTTATTTGAGATTGGAAATCACAGATTGCTATGCGGAGATTCTACAGATAGTGATGCAGTTGCTAAAGTATTAAACGGTAATAATATTGAAATGGTTTTTACGGATCCTCCTTATAATATAGATTATCAAGGAGTAAAAGACAAAAGAGATAAGATTGCAAATGATAAAATGAGTGACGAAGATTTTACTCAATTTATTTATGATGCAATAAATGTTAACTGCGATACTTTTTATGTTTGTTGTTCTTGGCAATATTCTCATTTATTTAGAAAGGCAATGGAAGATTTGCAAAAGCCAGTTAAATCTTTTATTGTTTGGGATAAGGTAAATCCAGCTCAGCATTTAGACAAGTATTTCAAGCAACATGAGATAATTTTATATCACGGAAAATTTGGAGGACAAAAAACAATTAGAGGAGATGTATGGCAAACTAAAAGAGAAAGAAATACCGTTCATCCTACTATGAAACCAATTTCATTAATAGAAATGGCTTTAAAAGATAATCCAGATAAAAAAAATATTTATGATGCTTTTTTAGGATCAGGTTCTACTATGGTAGCTTCTCATCAAATTGGTAGAAAATGTTTTGGCATAGAATTAGATCCAAAATATTGTCAAGTTATACTTGAAAGAATGAATCAATTAGATCCAAGTTTAGTAATTAAAAGAAACGGAGAAATATGGCAAGCGAAGACAATTTAATTCCTTTTAAGAAAGGTCAATCAGGCAATCCAAACGGAAGGCCAAAGTCTTATGTAACTGGATTAAAAGATGCCGGATACAATATGACTGAGATTAATATGTCTATTCGTAATATGCTTTCAATGAACATTGAGGAGCTAAGAAAGGTTTATGAGAATCCAGATGCTACTATATTAGAGAAGACAATAGCTGGAGCGATGCGCAAGTCATTGGAAAAAGGTAGTTTGTATTCAATTGAAACATTACTAAGCAGAGTATTTGGTAAGCCAAAGGAAACGGCAGATGTAAAGCAAGACACAGAGATTACTATCAAGTTTGCAAATGGAGATTATTTTACCGATACCTCACGAAGCACAGAGGAAAGTTCTAGGGAGTAAAGCTCGATTTAGAGTTTTGATGTGCGGTCGAAGGTTTGGCAAATCTTTAATCAGCCAAGTAATTTCTTCTGTTGAATCTTTGAAAGGCCAACAAGTGGCTTACATAACTCCTACCTATCATTTAGCCAAAGTATTTTTTGACGAGCTTTGCAAGTTACTACCGATGGAGGTAGCAGTTGCCAATCGTTCAGACCTTACTTTAAAATTAATGACTGGCGGAACAATTCGGTTCTTTACCGGAGAACGACTAGACAACCTTCGAGGTTTAAAGTTTCATTACGTTATTATTGACGAGGCATCATTTATACCTGATCTTGAAAACGGATGGCTTAATTCTATTCGGCCGACACTAACCGATTACAAAGGCAAGGCTTTATTTGTTTCTACTCCTAAAGGCAAGAACTTCTTTTATTCGCTTTACTTAAAAGGATTGCTTCCTAATGATGAATGGGAATCATTTAAATATTCTACCTACGACAATCCACATATTGCAAAGACAGAGATTGATGCCGCAAGAGCTGAACTGCCAACGGTAGTATTCGAGCAGGAGTACATGGCTAACCCAGCAGAGAACGCAGCAAATCCATTTGGTAGCCAAGCAATCTTAAAATGCGTTTCGAATATTTCGACTAACGCGGTTAAATGCTACGGAATTGACTTGGCTAAGTATAACGACTGGACGGTAATTATCGGGATGGACAACGCAGGGAATGTGGCTTATTTTGAACGCTTTCAATCTGACTGGGCAAGCACACAGAATAAGATTCGCAACTTGCCTAAAGCGCCAATGATAATAGATGCTACTGGTGTAGGCGATCCAATCGTAGAGCAATTGCAAAGAGATGGCCTAGATGTAGAAGGCTTTAAATTTACTAGCCAAAGCAAGCAGGAAATAATGTTAGGTTTGCAAGTAGCTATCCATCAAGAACGGATACACTATCCAGATGGAATGATAAGGCAAGAGCTTGAAATTTTTGAATATCAATATAGTTCTCACGGAGTAAAGTACTCCGCTCCTTCTGGCTTTCACGATGACACGGTTTGTGCTTTGGCCTTAGCTTGGCGCAAGTTTGACTTCAAGTCTGGGAGCGGAAGGTATAATTTTTCATAATGCTATTTATTAAAGATATGAACTGGAGTAATGTAACACTTTGGCAATACCAACAAATCGAAAATCTTATGTCTAAAAAAGACGGAGATACAGAACTAGATTTGGCGGTAAAAACTTTAGCAATTCTAACTAACCGAACAGAAGCGCAAATTGATTCTTTGTCGATTGCTGATTTAAAAGAGCAGTTGAAAGAGATTGATTTTATTACCAAGACAAAACCAGAGCCAAAGCCAAAAGATTTTATAAAGATTAACGGAAGGCAATATAGGTGCATTTACGACATTAGAAATATTCCATACGCGCGCTACATTGAAACGAAGTACTTTGGTTCAGATATAACAAACAACTTGCATAAGATTGCAGCTTCAATGATTATGCCTATGAAGAAGACTTGGCGAGGATGGAAGTTAGCAAAGTACGATGCAAGTAAGCACGATGAATATGCGCAAGATTTACTAGGTGCGCCATTCGAATCGGTTTATGGAAGCGTGGTTTTTTTTTGTCAAGTATTCGCCGACTCGATAATGAATTTAAAGGATTATTTCAAGGAGGAGATGATCAAGACGGGAATGCCGCAGGAGCAGGCAGAGAAAACGGTGCAGGATTTATGCGACAATATGGGTGGATTTATCAGGCTTCAATAATTTCCGAACACGAAAAGATAAAGCTTGCAGATGTATATGAATTACCAACCATACAAGCACTAAATGATTTAAGCTATTTGAAAGCTAAAAATGCTTTCGATTCCGATCAAATGAAAAAAGCGTATGCAAAGCATTAGTCAAGCGCAAGCTTCTTTAGGTAATAACTTTACTGCTGGCGGTATATCTAGGCAAGCAGAAGTAGAACTAGACGGAGTTCAAGCGGTAATGCTTGAAGGAGCAAATCAATTTATGAAGCTTGCAATTGCTAGAATAAATAAAAAGAAAAAAGTAGACAAAGGCAATTTGTCAGACATGGAGGTAAGCTCCATAAAGCAAGAAGGAAATAAGTATAGCTTAACAATTGGTTATAGTAAAAATAATCCTGCTTCTAAATATTATGATTTTCAAAATAAGGGAGTTAAAGGCATTAAAAGCAAACAACCTATTTCTAGTCCATACTCCTATCGGACATTAAGCGTGTCTGCTAGTATGGTTAATGCTTTGATGCAATGGTATATGAGGCATAGAAATTATATTAGGAACGATGACCAAAGAAAGAATTTAAGTCCATTACAACGTAAACGTAAAACACTTGGTAATATTACTAATCAGCAAGCTAAGTTAAAACAGATTGCAACAAATACGGCTAAGGCAATAAAGAAAAGAGGGATGCCAAGAGTAGGATTTTTTGAGGATAATTTAGATAAAGCATTTGGTAAAGAATTTCAAGTTAAACTAGCCAAAGCATTAGGTCAAGACATAATATTAAATATTAGACAAAATTTTAAATAATGGCAATAACGGTTCAAAGCGTTCCAGCTTCTTATACTTCAGCACACGATGCGCTGTGGTTTGTTGTTAGCTCAAACAATTCAACGCAAAACAATTTTAAATATGTATTTGATGTACAAGTTGGTGGCGTTACCGTCGCAACCGTTAAAAATTATCCAGACGAAGGTGGATATGGTGTATTCGATGCAGCTCCAATTATCAGAAACTACTTCTCTACTGGCTTTGGAACAAGCGGATTCAACCTACTCCAATACTCAGCTAACTTTCTTAGCGTCGACTTTACGGTAATTTATGGGGAGCAAGTTGGCGGTTCATTAACAACTAATCTTAGTTCCTCAACTGCTAAAGGTTGGAACTATGCGCTTGATCCTTTTAGAGAATCAATAAGCGGATATGCAAATAAATTCTTAACTTCTAGAGACAGAACTGCTGGCAATGTAGTGCCGGGCGAAAAGTTTTATATTACATATTTTAACGCTTCAGCTGCAAACGTTACGGCCACAATTCAAAAGCTAACCGAAGGCGGTGCTAATGATGGGGCAAGCGCTACTGGCGCTGGACTTGGTACTAATCTTGGACTTATTTTAGACTTTTCTCCCTTTGCAATCAACACATATTTGGGAAGTACTTTTATTACTACTAGTACTTATTCTTGGCGAGTTACCATCGGATCAGACTCCATCGTAGTTAAGCAAGTTTGCGCTCCGCGTTTTACTCCAGTTCAATTAGTTTTCCAAAATAAATTTGGAGGTTACGACTCTTATGTATTTAGGTTACTATCAAGAGAAAGCCAAAAAGTATCTCGTTCTACTTACAAGACAAACGAGTATAGAAGAGTAGGAACTACAATGGCACACAAAAATAGTTCTGGTGTTCACTTTGGAGGAACTCAAGGCTTTGCTGGTAATGTTCAATACGGCTACAAAGTTGTTTCTGATTATTTAAGCGCTGCGGATTACGAGCTTGGCGCTCAGTTAATATCTAGTAACGAGGCTTACTTATACAGAGGAGATGACTACTATCCTATTATCATGCGGGAGACTAGCTATGAAGAAAAGGTAGACACGGCAGACAAAATGTTTAACTACGAATTGAACTTTGATTTAGGAGTCAAACAACAAACTCAATACAGATGATAAGTGAAATATTAATTGAAGGTAGTAGATTAGATTTATTTGATGATATAGGCGCAGAACTAAACTATGCAATAGATGACATTAAGGACTTTGCGTCTAGGAATACAAACTATTCAAAGACCATCACACTTCCGGGCAATGCTAATAACAATAAGGTCTTTGGCCACATATATAATTTTGCTAGTGCTAATAATTATTTCGTTAGCAATCCTGACCTTCCAAATGTTGGCTACAATTTTGATCCAACTAAGCAAGCGGAGGCTAAAATCTTTGTAAATAAAATTCAAGTTTTTAAAGGTGTATTACGCTTACTAGAGGTTCGAATCAATGACGGAGCAATTGAATACGAGTGCGTAGTATTTGGCGAGCTTGGAGGTTTTTCTGCTGCGATTGGCAATAGCCTAATTGAAGACATGGATAACTTTAATGATTATGCAGAACTATGGACTATTGATAATATAGTAGCTTCATGGGATCCGTCTGGTGCAGTAGCTTCTGGAATTGGTGTAGTTTATCCTTTGATTGATTACGGAAAATGCAAGCATGGAGGTAATAACGGAAATAACTCAGATTACCATATTGATGCGTTTAGACCAGCCTTTCACGTTTACGAATTCATGGATTCGATTATTAAGAATGCAAACTATACATACGAGTCTGCGTTTTTTGAAACTCCATATTTCAAAAGCTTGCTTATCCCAAATAACAAAGCAAAGCTTGAACAATTAAGGCAAGACTTGCTTGAAGTTACAAGAACTGAAGGATTACTGCCAACTTCCGGAACACTTGAATTTCTTATCATAAGCAATTTGTCATTATTTGAAACTACAAATAATCAAGTATTTGAATATAATGGAGAAGAAGAAAATCTACTAGGTAAAATTAGATTAAATGGTTTGCCTTACCTTAATAGGGTAGGAAACTTTACTTTTAGCGTTTACAAAAATGCTTCACTTTTATATTACGAATCATTTACGACAACGGCAGAATTTCAAATTTTTGAGATAGATGTAATAATTGAAACAAGCTTATCCTCAGGCGATGTAATTTCAGTTGATTATTCATTTGGTTCGGCAGCAAATGATTGTATTTTATTTCCAGACATTACGTTAAGATTTATTACTGATTATCCAGTAGTAACAAAAGCAGAATTAGGGGACGAGTTAAACATGAAAAACCTACTTCCAAAAGGAATTCAACAAAAGGATTTCTTTGCTTCAGTATGTAGGCTATTTAATCTTTATGTTTTTGAGGATGCTGAACTCAGCAATCATTTACTTATTGAGCCATATATTGACTTCTATTTAAAAGGAGCTGGATTCTTAAAGATAAATGATTTAGGCGAATTGCTTTTGCATGGAGAACCAGGCGATCCTACTGGTTTACTTTTGCTTTCCGATCCTTCAGCGGATTCCGTAGACTGGTCAAACAAAGTAGACCATAGTAAAGAGGTTTCCCTTAAACCTATGAGCGAATTAAACGCTCGTTATTTTGAGTTCAAGTACAAAGAGGATGATGATTATTATAATGACCAATACCAAAGCAAATACAATCAAACCTACGCAGATAGAAGGGAGGATAGCAAGTATCAATTTGCAGAAGATAGCCAGAATGTAGAAGTAATATTTTCGCCTTCGATTTTGGTTAAACGTTCTTCTGCTGACACAAAACTTGCAAGTTCAATATTTAGTATTGAAAACGGGACTGAAATTCCTAAAGACCACAACATTAGGATTATGCAGTATGCTTATGTTGAAGGTGTAGCAAATTATCATATTAAACAAGCTTATCCTTCTAATTCAAATGCTACTTCTGGACATTTAAATGCTTACGGATATGCTGGACATTTAGATAATCCTACTGAGCCAACAAACGATTTGAACTTTGCAGTTCCAAATCAACTATATTTTACGTTAACAAATCCTTATCCGACTACCAATTTATTTACTGCTTTTTGGTCTGAGTATATTGCGGAGATTACAAGCAAGGATAGTAAGCTTCTTACTTGCTATTTATATTTGACAATCGAAGATATTTATTCTTTAAATTTTGCAAGGTTAATTTATATAGACGGAGCTTTATTTAGATTAAATAAAATTATTGATTTTAATCCAACCATACCAAAAACGACCAAAGTAGAATTATTGAGAGTGCTTGAATTAACATACGCAAACTAATGGCAGTAAATGAAACGGTAGGTATAAATCTAGTAGCGGACACTAAAAGTCTGCGTAGTCAATTAAGAGAGGCAACGCAAGAGTTAGCAAGGTTACAAGATACGGCTGGAGCTTCAGCACAAGCAATTGCAAATGCAGCACGAAGAGCAGCAGAGTTAAAGGATCGTATTGGCGATGCAAAAGATACTATTGACGCATTCAATCCGGATGCCAAGTTTAGAGCTTTTGGTCAATCTATCGCTGGAGTTACTGGAGCATTTGCAGCTGCTCAAGGCGCATTAGCTTTATTTGGTGTAGAATCGGAGAATGTACAAAAGCAATTATTAAAAGTACAAGGCGCATTAGCTTTATCCGAAGGACTTAATACTATCTTAGGTTCAATTGATGGTTTTAAGAACTTAGCATTAGTAATTAAAACTCAAGTAGTAGAAGCTTTTGCAACGCTTCGGGGTGCTATTATAGCAAGTGGACTAGGCGCATTAGCGGTAACATTGGCATCTGGTTATTTACTTTGGCAACAATATAAGGATGGAATTGAGGATGTAAGGAAAAAGTTAAAGCAATTTCAAGACGATTCTGCTAGGGGAGCAAAAGCGCAAAAAGAAGGAGAGCTTGAGTCGTTAGAAAGACAGCGTAAAAATGCAATTAATGAAGCTAAAATAAGCAAAGCAAAAGAGGAAGAAATTTCTGCAATAGAAGAAAAATTTGCCCGTTTAAGAATAAAAACATTAGCAAGGTATGGCGAAGAAGTTCAAGGAAATACAGATGTTCAAAAAGAAGCCGAAAAAGAATTAACTCAGGCAAAAGAAAATTATAATGAAATACAAGTTGCTAATAAATTAAAATCTCAACAAAGAGAATTACAAATTGCTGAGGAAAGAGTAGAGAAGGAAATTGCTTTAGAGCAAAAGAGATTTGAGCGTTTACTAGAGATAGGCAAAAAAGGAACTCCAGAATATGAAGCAAAATTAGCTGAGTTAAATTTACAATACCAAAGCGACATTGAGCTTTTCAGTAATAATGAAAAAACAAAGTATTTTATAACTAAGAAATTCGAGGAAGAAAAATTCCAATTGTTTAAAGATAATCGCAGAAAATTAACTGAGGACGAAGAAAAAGAAATTGATTTAAAACTTGAAAAGTTAGAAATTCAAGGAGCTAAAGAAATTTCAGAAAGAAATAAAACTGCTTCAATTATTACAAGTGCAATGGATAAGTCGCTTAAAAAAAGCGCAGATTCTGAAATTAGAACCGCAAATGCATTAAAGATTGCTAAGTTAAATATTGCAGCAGATACTCTAGGAATTTTATCTGGTTTTGCAGAACAAGGTTCTGGATTACAAAAGGGATTAGCGTTAACTCAAATTGCAATTGATACTGGTGTAGCAATCTCTGGTTTAACTGCTTCTACTTCTGCTCCTAGTCCTGACAACTTAGCAACTGGTGGTATTAGTGGATTCGCAAAATACGCTGCTGGTATAATAAAGATTTTAGCAAATATTGCGCAAGCTAAAAATATTATACAATCAGCTAGTTCCGGTGGTTCTTCAACTCCTAACGTTCCAGTTTCAAATACTATTGCTCCTATTGTTCCACAATTTCAACCGATAGCGCCAACGGCTTTAGATGCTACAAGTTTAAACACAATTAGCAACGTAGTAGCTAGAGCTTATGTAGTGGAGTCGGATATTACTGGAAGCCAAAAAAGAATTAGAAGAATAGAAAACGCAGCAAGAATATAACTATGGATTTACCAATTTATCAGCTAGAGATTAGCGACGATTTAAACGATGGCGCAGAGGTAGACTTTGTGGCCTTAGTTGACAGACCAGCAATAGAGCGCAACTTCTTAAAGTTTAAAGAAGCTCGCAATAACTTTGCTATCCAATCAGAGGACAGACGAATAGTATCTGGGGCTTTAATGCTTGCAGATACTCCTATCTATCGAAACGATCAGCATGGCGAATACTATGTAACTTTTACAAAAGAAACGATTGAAAAGATAGCACAGAAGTTTTTTAAGAAAGGCTATCAGTCAAACGTAAACTTAATGCATGATGAAGCGCAAGCAGTTGACGGTATAACTTTGTACGAGTCATTTATTGTAGATTCTGCAAGAGGTATTTCTCCAATGAAAGGATTTGAGGATGCACCAGAAGGTTCTTGGTTCGGAAGCTTTAAGGTAGAAAACGAGGATGTATGGCAAAAGATAAAGACTGGAGAATTTAAAGGTTTTTCAGTTGAAGGCATATTTAACTACAAAAAAGAGAAGCAATCTATAAGCGTAGAAGAGGCGATGTGGTCTAAGATTGTAAATATTCTTGAGCAAGTTAAACGATAAAGTATTCAGATTAATTTATTTATAAACACAAAGTAAAACACAATGACGGTAAAAGAAGGAATTGAGCAAATCAAAGTATTGCTTTCTGGTCAAACAGAAGTGCAAGCTGAAGAGGTAGCGCAAGAGCCAGCTACTGAGTTGACATTCGAAACCTACGATCTTATGGATGGTAGCAAAATGGATTTGTCAGCTTTAGAAATTGGAGCAGATGCGATGCTAGTAGACGAGTCTGGTAATGCGGTTGCTGCGCCTAATGGCGAGTACGAATTAGTGGATGGTACTATGGTCTCAGTAGTTGAAGGTAAGGTCGAAGGGATCGAATCTCCAATAGCTGAAATGCCAGAGGTAGAAGATGAAATGACAAAAGAAAAAGAAATGGAAATGTCAAATCAATTCGACGAAATGGATGCAACTATTAACTACTTGAAAGCTGAGAACGATGCGTTAAAAGCAAAGTTAGACGAGATGGATGGTAAGTTTAATCAAGCATTTGAAAAAGTATTTGTTTTAGTAGAAGAGTTAGCTAAGATGCCAAGTGCAGATGCTATCCAAGCTCCTAAGCAATCATTTAAAGTAACAGAGTCAAAGGCGGACAAGGTTGATCGCTTTATGGCTAAATTTGTAAAATAAAAATCACAATTTAAATTTAAAAAAAATGGCATTTGTAGTAAGCACACTAGCAAATTACACGGAAGAAAACGTAGCTCAATTAGTAGCTTCTTCTGTATTAGGCGCAAAAACGGCTTCTTTGATTAAGGCTCAAGGAAACGTAATGTTAGGAGTAAAATCAGCAGAGACGATTAATATCATGGACACAGACGCTATCTTCCAAGACGGTGGTTCATGTGGATTTACTGCTTCTGGTTCAACTTCTTTCACACAACGTACGGTTACGATTGGTAAGATTAAAGTTAACGAGGCACTTTGCCCTAAGGATTTAGAGTCTAAGTACTTGCAAAAAGCATTAACTGCTGGTTCTTCTTATGATTCTACTGCTTACGCTGCTGAGTACTCACAACGTAAAGCTGATAAGATTGCTGCTCAATTAGAGACTGCTATCTGGCAAGGAGACACTACTTCAGTTAACGTAAACTTGAACAAGTTTGACGGTTTAGCTAAGTTAGTAGCTGCTGCTTCTGCTTCAGTAATTCACGCTAATACTTCTGGATTCTACGGAACTCCTTTGGCAGCTTCTGCTGGTATTACTGCTGGTGTAGTAATTGCAGTTCTAGATGCAGTTTACAAAGCTATCCCTGCTGAGATTGTAGGAAAAGACGATGTAGCTATCATGGTAGGTCAAGACGTATTCCGTACTTACACTATCGCATTAAAGAACGCTAACTTGTTCGCTTATACTTTTGACGGTGCAGCAGATTCTGAGTTTGTTTTACCGGGTACTCAAATCAAGGTAGTAGCAACTCCGGGATTGAACGGAACTTCTAAGATTTACGCAACTCGTTTGTCTAACTTGTTCTTAGGTACTGATTTATTGAACGAAGAAGAGCGTTTCGAATTGTTCTACGCTAAAGAAGCAGATCAAGTTCGTTTTGTATCTGAGTTCAAAATGGGTGTAAACTTTGCATTCCCTGCTGAAGTAGTAGATTTTATCTTAGCTTAAATAGCTTCGGGGAGATTCCATTGGATTGGACTCCCCTAATTTTAACACTTTAAAGAAAAATAATATGGCTTGTGCATTGACTCAAGGATATACATTAGATTGTAGAGACTCTTTAGGTGGAATTACCGAAGTTTATTTTATTGAATCGAAAAACGTAACTAGCGTTACTCAAGCTTCTGGCGTTATTACGGCAGTAGTTAAGCAAGCGTCTAAGGTGTTCCGTAAATATGAATTGGTACCGGGTACTTCTTCACTTACCGAAAACATTACGGCTTCAGTTCAAAATGGAACGGTATTCTACGCTCAAGAATTATCCATTATATTAAACAAATTGCAAGCAAATACTCGTAACGAGATTCTATTACTAGCACAAAATACTTTGCAAGCGGTAGTAGGAGATAATAACGGCAAGTATTGGCTACTTGGTAAAGTTCATGGTATCAATTTGACTGGCGGAAACGGCGCAACTGGTACTGCTCAGGGAGATCGTTCTGGTTACACTTTAACTTTCAGCGGTTCTGAAGGCGAGTTATCTCCAGAGGTTTCAGCTGGTATTATCGCAGGTTTAACGGTAGCTTCGTAAGATAGTTCGTTTGGTTGGCGAGAGAATTGGGTAGGCAGAAGTCCTACCCTTTTTTCGTTTAAGGATAAAAATAAAAGTATTGCTATTTATTAGAGATGATTCACTTTACTAAAGGCCAGACTGAGAATATAGTATTAACGCTAACCGAGAAAGCTACTTTGACTTCTCCCAATTGGCTATTTATTTTCAAGTCTAGAACGGACAACACAACGGTAAGTTTTGTTATTCTTGGAAGCGCTGATTTATCAAGCTACAAAGAGCGTTTTAATAGCTTTAATATTGTTATAAATACTCATTTTACTAACAAGACAAGCGGGGAGTATAGCTATGTTATTTACGAGCAGACAAGCACAAGCAATTTAAACCCCGCTAATGCTACTGGCATCGTAGAAACTGGTCAGATGAACCTAAAAGATGCAACAGATTTTAGCTTTACTAGCTACAACAATACACCGAATACTTACAAAGTACGAGATATATGAGCAATGAATTATTAGTGCTTTCATTCGCGGAAGCCAAGCAACCAGAATACAAGGAGAAGAAAGGCGAAGGCGGAGGCTATATTGAGTTTGGACATAAAAACGAATATCCCAATTATCTAGTTGACTTGTTTAACAAGTCCGCGAAGCATAATGCGATTATCAAAGGCAAGGTTAACTACATTACTGGTAACGGTTTCAAAATAGTAGGGGACGCTGATCCCATTGGTGAACAATTCATCGCGAGCGCAAACCAATCAGAGTCGTTAACCGAAGTATTGCGCAAAGTATCTACCGACATTGAAATCTTTGGCGGTGCATACTTGCAAATCATTTGGTCTCAAGTAGGCGAGAATCTAAATGAGATTTATCATATTGACTACACTAAAGTAAGAGCCAACGAAGATAATACTCAGTACTGGTATTCGGACAATTGGAAAGAAAGAAATTACAAGAAAGAAGTTTACAACGCATTCAATTCTCAAGTTCGCACAGGTACTCAGATTCTTTACCTAAAGGAGTATCGTCCTAATCTTAATGCTTACGCTTTACCGGGTTATTTCGGTGCTTTAAATTACATTGAGTCAGACATTGAAATATCTAAGCATGTTTTAGGAAATGCTCAAACTGGATTCAGCGCAAGCAAGTTAATCACTTTACCAAATGGCGAGCCAACAGATGACGAGAAGCGCACAATAGAGCGCAAGTTTACGGAAAGATTTACCGGATCAGATGGTAAGAAGTTTATCCTTTCATTTACAAACGACGCATCACGCAAGCCGATAGTTGATGACTTAGGAGCTTCGGATATTACAAAGGAAGACTTCCAAAACGTAGATAAGTTAATTCAGCAAAACTTATACGCTGGTCATCAAATTACTGCGCCAGACTTGTTTGGTATTTCTACTCCGGGACAATTAGGTTCTCGTCAGCAGATGCGTGATTCATACGAGATATTTAAAAATACATATATCAATGATAAGCAAATATATCTTGAACAAGTATTCAATCTACTTGCCAAATTACATGGTGCTTCAAGCGAAATGCAAATAGTACCAGTCGAGCCTATCGGTATCGACTTTTCAGAGGCAGTTATTAAAGAGATTGCTCCGAAAGCTTGGATACTTGAGAAGCTAGGTATTGATATGTCTAAGTATGATACAGAAACAATAAACGAGGCTATTCCTACTGCAACTGAGCAGATGAAAGCTAGTTTTTCTGATGACGATGTCATTAACATGTTTGCAGAGTTTGGCGAAAGCAAAGAAGACTACGCTATATTTAAATCAAGAGAGGTATTTGGCGCAAGCGCTACTTTAGCGGAGGAGGAGATGAATTTAGAGTTTGCAGAGCAAGCGCTAACGGTATTAGAAGCAAACGTATTAGACTTGATTCAAAAGGATAAGCGCGTTACCGCTGAGGTTATTTCTGGAACGCTAAAGACAGATGTAAATATTATCAAGAGAGTTCTAGAAGGTTTATCTACTAGAGGCATAGTAAGAATTAAAGAAGTAGGCGGAACGCTAGAAAGAAGTTTGCCAAGACCATTAAGCGAGTTAAATGCTCCAAAGGCGCAGACTACTACTTTTATGGTTCGTTATTCTTACGAGTGGAGAACAGACATTCCACCGGGACAACGCAATAGCGCTCAGCGACCAAGCAGACCATTCTGCGCTAGATTAATGCAGTTAGATAGATTGTATTCAAGAGCAGAAATTGAAACGATTAGCGCAAGACTTGGGTATTCGGTATTTGACAGACGAGGTGGATGGTGGACTAGACCAAACGGAGACCATTCTCCAAGTTGCCGGCACAGATGGTTAGCTCAAACGGTTATTAAAAAAGGATAAGATGAAGAATACATTATACATTTCTGTAAGTACAATTAAAGAGCGTTCTGGCCTTCATGCGAATGTTGATGATAAGCTAGTCTTGCCAGAGATAAAAACTGCGCAAGACATGTACATTCATCCTTTACTTGGCACCGGATTATACGAGCGATTGCAAGACGGAATTGTAGCTAATAACTTAGACTCCGACGAAGTTGCACTATTGGACAACTATATCACAGATACGCTAGTTTACTACGTTCTATCGGAGCTTCCAACTGGACTAAGCTATCAATTTTATAATAAAGGCTTGGTTCGTAAAACTTCGGATAATACAGATCAGCCACAGATGCAAGACTTGCTAGATATATCTGCAAGGTATCGCAAGAGAGCTGAGTTCTACGCTGAGAGAACGGTAAAGTTTTTAAAGCAAAACGCAGCGCAAGGAAAATACAATTTATATTTAAATCCGGGTTCTGGACTAGATGCAATTCATCCAGATAATTCTGCTTACTCTACGACTATTTATTTAGGCGATTGCGAAGGATGCGGAAGTGGTTTATCATTCGAAGAAAAGTATCAAGGTCAAACTGGTTTCTGTTGCTAATATGCCGAAAGATTATAGTAGAAAGAACATTGAAAAACTAAAGATTTATTTATCGCAAAATGGCGCCAAAATCACTAACATTAAACCAGACGGTCAAGTTACTCAAGGACATAGCGCAAAGCCACGACCAAATTAATACGGTCTACTTTGGCGATGTGTGGGAGTTCTTAGCTCAAGCTGATAATGTTTATCCTGCAATGTTCTTTTCGCTTACTGGTAGCGCTATAAACCTTAAATCTTTGGACATGAGTTTCAGCTTGTTCTTCCTAGATAGACAACTACAAGACGAGAGTAATGAAACAGAAGTATTATCCGATCAGTTACTTATTGCGCAGGATATTGTTTCGATGCTACGCTTCCCTAGATTTGATTGGGAGATTGGCGATAACATTACTTTAGAATACTTTACAGAAAACGAGAAAGATTATTTAGCAGGTGTAAAGGCAGATGTAACAATTAGCTTTCCTATGCTATCAAATAGATGTCAAATTCCTACTGATTTTAATTATCCAAGTTAATGGCAAATAAGAAAATAAACCAATTAGTAGCTAAGACTACGATTCAGAGTACGGACTTATTTCCGTTAGGAGATGCTTCTACTGGACAATTGTTTAAGAAAACTATTGCTGAATTGCAAGCTGCAATTGGTGGCGCGGTAATTTCAGTAAACGGCTTAGTAGGTACGGTAGTTCTTGACACAGATGACATTCAAGAGCTTGCAACTCCGACTAATAAATACTTTACAGATGCTAGAGCTAGAGGCGCTATAAGCTTAACGGTTACGGGAAACTCAGGAGCTAGCACTTACTCCAATTCTACGGGAGTTTTAAACGTACCTACTTATACTTTGGCTGGACTTGGTGGTATAACTGCAAGCTTTCTTAGTGGAGGCACCGGAATTACTTACAATTCTACTACTGGAGTTATTGCGTACTCTGGAACGGTTTACACGGATGCTTCTATAAGAGCATTATTTAGCGCAGGAGCTGGACTTTCTTATAACTCTTCTACCGGTGTATTTAGCTACTCGGGAACGGTTTACACGGATGCAAGTATTCGTGCTTTAATATCTTTGACTACTACTGGCAATAGTGGAGTATCTAGCTATAACAATACGACTGGAGTTTTAAACGTTCCAAATTATACGCTTGCAGGATTAGGAGGAATTTCACTTACTTCACTTAGTGGAACTGCGCCAATTACTTACAATAGTTCTACCGGTGCAATTGGAATAACGCAAGCAAATACTTCTACAAACGGATTTCTTAGCTCAACAGATTGGAATACATTTAACGGAAAGCAAAACGCTTTAACTCTTGGTAATGTTACTGAGGTAGCAAGTAATGTTTTAATGTTTCCAGACGGAGGAACGAATAAGACGATTGGTAATTTGAGCATTCAAGTAGTGCAATCTGGAGCTTCGACTAATGGGTATTTAAGTTCTACCGATTGGACTACATTTAACAACAAGCAAGCAACCGTAACGCTTACAACTACCGGTACTTCTGGAGCTGCGACATTTAGCGCAGGAACTTTAAATATTCCTCAGTATGCTGGAGCGTTTAGTGGAACTACAAATTATATTACTAAATTTACTTCATCTAGTGCAATTGGAATAAGTCAAATTTTTGATAATGGTACTAGCGTAGGGATTGGAACTAATACTCCAAGCGGTAAATTTAATATAGTAAATAATGGAACAACATTGTTTTCTAATCAAGTTTTCAGCAATTCGTCTTCTACTGCAAGTTTAGCAATGGGTATTGCTGGTAGTGCTGTAGTTGCAACCTTTTTACAGAATAATGCTTATATAATAAATTCTGGAAATTCAAGTTTAATTTTTGGAACTAATGATACTGAGCGGATTCGTATTTCTGCTTCTGGACAATTAGGTATCGGAACTTCTTCTCCTGCAAATACTTTAGATGTGCAAACTTCTAGTGGTGTTGGTAGTTCAAGTGCAACTGGATTAGCCAGATTTATTACTGCTGGAACTACAACTGCAATAAGTATAGGACAAGCCAATAGTGCAAGAAGACTTGATATTCGTACAGAAAACATAAAAGTAACTGGTGATCAATTTTCTATTCAAACTGCTGATGCGCAACCTATACTTTTTGAAACTAATGGATCAATTGAACGGATGCGTATAACTGCTGATAGAAATATAGGCATTAACGATACTAGCCCTAATCAATTAATGTGCATATCTAATTATAGTGGATATAGTTCTTATTTTAAAGCGAAAAGAACTACATCAGCCGTAGAAGCAGGTATTATTTTGGAGGATAGTGCAAATTCTACTACTTGGTTAATGTATCGTCCTGCCAATAATACTCAGTTAAGATTTTATAACGGTAATGGAGACCAAGCCGCTATAACTTACGGAGGTAATTTTCTTATGGGAACTACTACCGACAACGGGGAGCGCTTGTATGTTTCTGGTTCAATACGCGCGACTGGTTCTATTACGGCCAACTCTGATGTTCGCCTAAAGAAAAACATTGAGCGCATCGAAAACGCTTTGCAAAAAGTTAGTGAAATCTCTGGATATACTTATAACACTATCTACGACGAAGACAGACACGCTGGAGTAATTGCTCAAGAGATTGACAAAGTTCTGCCTGAAATTGTAAACAAAGGAAACGACGGTCTTATGGGAGTTGAATACGGAAACATTTCAGCGTTATTAATTGAGGCGATTAAGGAGCAAAAAGTATTAATAGAATCTTTACAAGCTAAGGTTGAAGCACTAGAAAAATAGTATGGCTTTACAAGCTTCGGGACAGATGTCCTTTGCAGATGTATACAATGAAATCACGGGGGAATCTTTACAGAATCCTCCGATTTCTATTACAATTGCCGAGCTTGGACAACTGCAAAATATCTCAGGGCAGACAATACCATTAAATCAAAATTCGCCTTATAAGCCAGACGGAATTTTGCCTACGGTTTTTCCAGACGAATGGTACCGGTATTGTCAAACTTGCGGTCAGCCAAAGCCATTTCTCCAAATCACAAAGCAAGCTGCGACATCTGCCAACGCTGGCGAGTTCTTTAACTACTTTTTGACGGTTACAAATAACGGAGAGACTTCTACTCAAGGTAATATCTTTATTTACGATACTATTCCTAATAATATAATAATAAGCTCCGTTACCGGTAGCGACATGACTTATACAATTACGGGTCAAAATGTTCTGATTACTTATACTGGTGCTTTACAAATTGGCCAGTCAGCTTCATTCTATATTATTATTAAAACCTTTAATTCTGGCACATATTATAACCAAGCTAGTGTTAATGGAGGAGGAGATCCAACAATACGTTATTCCAATACAACTGCGACAACCGTAACGACTGCGACTTATACGGCTACGGTTACAGAGCGCAGAGATAGAACTTTACAACGTAACAACTGCGGAGAATTTGGCACCGGTTCATTTGTTCAAGTTTGGAGTCCATTTTTTACTACTACAATTACTAGCTTTGTTAGCCAACAAGACGCAGAAAATCAAGCTAGAGCAGAATCGGTAAGGCTTGCCAATAACTGGCTAGATGCAAACGCTCAAGCGGTAGCAAATAGCGAAGGGACTTGTGGATTTGTTTATCCAAACTTGCAACTTGTACAAAGTATTAGTCCAAGTACAATAAACAGATTTCAAAATACTACATTAAATATAAACATTAGAAACTTTACGACATTTACAAGTGGAACAATTACGCTTACTTGTAATTTGCCGGGTGGACTTTATTATACTGGTTTACAAAATGCTCCAGCTGGTTGGAGTTTTAGCGTAAATCAAGCTACGAATACTATTACAATGACTACTGACCAGCAGTTGTCTCCTAGCTATAATGCAGATTTTAGATTTACCGTTACTGGTATTGGTATTGGAACTTATAGTTTTTTTACTTTTGGAACGGGAGGTAATATTCAAAATCCTCCAGTAAACTCAAATTCCACAAGTATTACAATTAATCAAGAACCGGTTTATTCTTTAACTACTAGCGTTTACAACTTTGATTTCGATCCTCCGGGATATGCAGTAAGAGCTGCTCCGGGAGATAATGCTTATTACATAGCTACATTAACTATTAATAACGGAAATAGTGGAAACGATGAATTAAGTATTAATGCTTTTATTCCTAGCTGGATAAGCGCTTTTAGTCAATTGCAAATTGATTATAATACTACTTACTTTAATTTTAATGTTCAAAGCGGAGATCAAGTTCGTTTTTCAAGCAAAACAAATTATATACCTGCTGGTCAATATTCATTTAGAGTAATGTTTAAAATACCATTAGATTTTTATTATGCTTTTGATGTTCCAAAAACGTTAAATGATAACTTGGTTATAAATTCAAATAACGCATCTGTACCAAGAAATCAAGTAGTTAGTTTTTATTTTAATAAAAATGCGCAATTTGTTAGTCAATCAAATGCTAGCATTTTTTGGGTTAACAATTATAGATTAGAGGTTTTTTGGGCACCAGACAGAAATCCATTTAATGATGTAAATAAACCAATTTTAAAAACTACTCAAGAAGGTCAAAGATTAAATGAGCCGTTTCCTACTCCTTATGTTGTTAGAGACACAGTACCATTTACACCAATATTTAATTCTCCAATTCAGGTTACTACTTATTACAGAAATATAATTAAAGATTGGCCACAAAATCCAATGAATGACTTTAGATATGAAAATGGGATTATAAAATTTGGTTTTACTGTCTATTTTGATATTGATAGAGGTATTGGAGGAGCATATCCCGGAATTTTTACTATACTAACTAATCCAAATAAATTTGCTTCATTTAGTGATTATGGAGTACCTTTTGTTGTTGATATAAATACAAAAGCTTATTCAAGAAATATGTACTTGTTAGTAGATTTTAATGGTTACTATATTGCATAGTAATTTAAACAATTTCAATTTTGCTATTTATTAGAGAACCAAACAACTAACGTAATGAAATTAGATTTTAACTTTGATTTTTTAGGATTAGACGAGATTGCTTTTGAAGGAGGAAACGCTGGTAAAATGCTTTCGGGAGCATTAGCTGGAGCAAGCAAAGGCGATGCTTTAAAGTTCTGGGATTGGGCAAAGAAACTATTTAAAGGAGAGGTACTTGACCTTGACAAGTCAGACCAAGAAACCTTAAAAACATTTATTAAAGATTCAGAAAGCTTCACGGTTTTGGCCAAAGCTCAATTATTAGAAGTATTTATAAAAGACTAATATGATAGTATTCATTGAGCCAGTTAAAGGCATTAGAGAGATTGCAGATAGAGTAGTTTTAAACGTGATTAATTACGCTTTAAATCAGCCTACTCAAAATCTTTACTTTTGTTTGCAAAGCCAATTCAATAGAATGATTGAAGAAGGTAATCTTATTATCCCAGAGTCAATTGTTTCTGAGTGGGGAGTAAGCGACCAAATCATTGTAGACTGGGCGCTAGATACTCTTGGACTTACTGAGAGAGTAGCTGAATTAACTCAAGAAGAAGAAGCACAAGTAGGTACGTTATAAGCTATGAACTTTGATTTTGAAAACGTAATCTTCCCGGCATTTGTATCTGCATTCTCTGCATTCTTTGGATGGCTAGTGGGCAAGAAAAAAGAAACCGTAGAGATACAAGGTTCTGAAATTACCAATGTACAAGAGGCTATAAAGATTTGGAGAGAGATGGCGACAGACATGAAAGCGGAAGTAGCGGAATTAAAAGAGAAGATTGAATTGCTAACCACAGAAGTACATACGTTAAGAACTGAAAACGTAGAGCTTCGTCAAAAACTAGATGGCAAACCTAATGAAAATAAGCGCAGTCGGCCAAAAGGGAATAAGCCTGATCAAACGATTTGAGGGATTTAAAGCCAAGCCTTACATTTGTAGCGGAGGCGCTAAAACAATTGGATATGGCGCAACGTACTATCCTAACGGTTTAAGAGTTACACTAAGCGATAAAGCAATTACAGAAGCTCAAGCCTCCACAATGCTTATCAATATGCTAGGAAGTTATGAGAAATCGGTTGACTCGTTTTGTCGTGATGACATTAATCAAAACCAATTTGATGCGCTGGTATCATTCGCTTATAATGTGGGTGTCAATGCTCTAAAGAATAGCACTTTGCTAAAAAAAGTAAACAAGAATCCGCAAGACGTTACAATTCGTAACGAGTTCCTTAAATGGAATAAGGCAGCAGGTAAAGTTTTAAAAGGATTGACAAATCGTAGAATGGCAGAAGCTGACTTGTATGAATCTTGACCAGTATACTAATGTGATTAAGGCGGTAACAATGTTACTGCTTTTGTTTTTTGTGGCCTATGTTTACAACGATTGGACAAAAAAACGGACGAATAATCAAGCTAAAACTACATTAATTCAGACCAATGAACTTAAAAAGCAAATTATCAAAATCGATTCTGTTATCTATCGTATTCCTTTTGTTTACACAGATAGCCAGCGCACAAATTTTCTACGGAACTACTCCAAATTTCGGTAAGAATATCAGCATACCGGTTACGCTAATGGATACTATTATCCACGACTTGCAAGAGCGCAAGGTTCTACTAAAGAAAGATTCACTTTCAAAGGCTTATATCTCTATCCTAACGGACGAAAGTTATGCTAGGCAGTCAAAGATATGGGAGACAGAAAAATCTTTGCTTAAAAGCGAAAAGAAAAGAACGCGTAACGGCTGGCAAAGAAACTTCTTTATTTTGTCAACTATCTTACTTGGCTATTTATGTATAAGATAGAAATCGAACCGGTGGCAAAAACACAAAACGAGGAATTGAGTACGGTCAAAATGTTGGGTACTATGCTTGACATTCTTGAGACGGTAAACCAAATGGACGATAGTACATTCGTGCTACGCATGAAGCTCGCAAATAATCTAGAGTTTCTTGTCGACCAATTAATGATAGAATATGAGCAACAACGCTAATAAGAGTACTGAACAAGTAAGTCTAGAGGCGCTAGAATTATATAAGACTGGGCAGTTTGAAAGTCAAGGTAAAATCGTTCGGCATTTGCTTGACATTTATCCACACATTAACAAGGATGCTTTAAGAATTGCTTTACTTCGTAGAGTACAAAGGCATAAGCGCTTAAACCACCATCCAGCTTTGGCTACCGAATGCGATGCGGTAGGTCTGCCATTGGAGAACGTTTCTAATTACTGGTTTAAAGGTAAGCAGTATTCTATACACGTTAAAGGCGAGAAAGGTAAAAGCTACGAAGAG